GTAAAAGCTCTAGAAGCTGGCGCTTTTTAAGCTCTTTGCTCAGAGGCGTGCTAGCTTGATCCAACGCAAAGTACTTATATTTGTGATCAAGAGCATCAGGAGTTACGAATCTTGCTTTTTTACCTACCATAATAACAGGCTTGTCCATCTCATCCAATGTATAAACCAACATTCTAACAAAAATATTTGCAATATCTTCGATTGCTTCGTCTCGTTCTCTAGCCATTCTTCCGATTTCTGATGCGGTGTACTGAGCAAGTGCTGTGATCTCTGTAGCTGTGGCTCTGGTTGCCTCGCCTCTGACGTTTGGAGAGATTATTGAGCCCCTATTTATGTCAGATTCTATTGCCTGTAGGTATCTTTCAAAGTTTGATGACATTGGTTCCACTGGAACTGTACGAATAATGCCATCTAAGCTCTGCTCATCTACAGGAATCATCGCGCCATCCTGTCCTGAGCTTATCTTAGCTAGAGATTCTTCGTCTATAGTTCCTTCTTTGTAAAGATATTGTCTTGAATCTCTACGAACTGCGTTAGCCCAGAATGTTCTCATTATATTTTTTTCAAATAGCTGGTCATATACTCTGGATAGTGTGCTGTATCCGTCCATAGGACGATCAGGCTGACGAGAATAGTACAGCGGAGCTATAGGAACTAGTGGAGAACCGTCATAGTTACGTAGAGGAATCTGGGACTTATCCAAAAATCCACCAGTTGTTTTTATATTTGGCGAGAATATGTAGAGCATATCGTCTTCTAAATCATAAAACTCTACGACCTCAATGTACTTCATAGAATCTGGTATGCTATTATAAGATCCTTCAGTAGTCTTGCCATCTTCAAAGTATTGTGGCTTAGAAACTGGAGAATATTTTTTAGCACCGTGTATTCTTCTAGCTTCTGCTAAAGTCATATAGTAATGATGACCTACAAAGCGTTGTTCTTCCCACAGGTCTGCATCTCTATCCAAGATTATATTCCAAGGCTCTATAGCTCTAATAGATACTCGTGCCAAAGGGTCAGTACTAACTCTTGGTGAGATTTTAAAGAAAGACATCGGGAAGATTAGAGCCAATCTGCTTCCGTTTTCTAAAGCCTTTCTGTTATCCGACAGCCAACCATTGACACTAGCTCTGGTTATCTCTACGTCTTCGCTAGTTGTGGTCATAGAGTCTACCTCAACCGATGGTGACTTCTCAAATAGTGACGCTATATATGACTCGATAAACGCATAAGCATCAGATGTTTCTACACGAACAGACGTATCAGAGATTGACTTGTCATCGTAGAAACGTGTCAAATAAATCTGTCTTAGCTGGCGCATCTGTGGCTCTTGATTCTGCCAATGCTCCTTGTGGCCTGCTAGGATTTCACGTATCATGCGTATCTTATCGTTATCTGACTGTGACATATTTTAAATCCTTATCAACTTTATTCTTTTTGTCAAGGTTATACACCGTATCGTTGTTTGCTTTTTAGTGTTAGCTTCTTTACAGCCTTACTGTACTTCTGTGATCGTACCCATGCTGGTAGGAAAAGTGTCTTAGGAAATGGTACTGCCTTTAGACACTGCACTGCTAGAGCTAAAGCTATGACGCTATCGCCATGTCCGTTCTTGTGTGCTATATCTATGTTGCCTTTGCTGTTAATAACAAACTGTTTTAGCTGTTGGTATGTAGCTATGTCTAGCTGAGATATAGCGCCACTGGCTAGTGCTTCCTTTAGTTCTTCGAACATCATCCACTTTGTCTTACCATTAGTGTTCCAGTCTTTGCCTGTAGTCGGGTGCTGCCATAGTTTATTAAACCCTCTGTTACGCAACTCAAGCAACAGCGCATATCCAATGTTATTTTCTTCTACAAGACATAGCGCGTTATGATACATTGCTGACAGATGCTCAACCATATCTGCTGTTGCTGGTACTGCCGTTGTGTTAGACGACCAGATAGCAACCTGTCTCCAGGTCACTTTGTCTAACACAACAATCGCTGAATAATCTTGACCGCATCCTGTAGCTACGTCTATGCCTATAGCATATGTTGCTTCTTTGCGTGGCTCCTCTATGATGTTAATGGCATCTGCTGTCATATCGATCTTCACTGTATCCACTAAGGCCAAGTCATCGTCTTTAAAATACGCATTACTTGTGGCGCCATAAGCATCATCTATTGTCAGCGGATATTCACGTTTAAACTTATGCAAGCCAAACTGCTGTATCTTTATTCGCCTCCATAGTAACTGCCTTACATCTAGGCCATGCTTAGCCATCAGCTCCAACTCTTCAGGAGACACCCAAACTTTATCTATGCGCTTTGCTCCAACCATAGATTCATCTGGCTCTATCTCCTCGGCGCTTTCCGGCAATACGCCGTCTGCCATATTGCCGGAATCCGGCTCTGCCATATTGCCGGAATCGGGCTTATATTTTTTCTTTTGCCACTGAGATAATGTACCTTTATACGTGTACTCCTCATGCTCTGACCACGGAAAGAACAGAAGCTTTAGAGCACCCTCGCCTCTCTCTGCCCGCAACACGTCAACATGATGTGCATCTCCCCAGAAGTTTGCAGTTGATTCTTGTATCAGTCTGCCTTCGTTAAGTGATGCTAGTGCTGTAGCCTTTAGTTCTTCTGCGTTCTCTGCGAATGCATATTCCGACAGATGGATATAGTTTGCTGAGAAAGAACGCAAGCCTCCATCTGCTGCGCCTGATACTGCTACGACCTCTGCACCTGTGTCTCGAAACTTCATCATCGTTGTAGTTCTGTATGATAAGGGCCGTTGCAACTCTTGAGGCAGGTTATCATAGAAACGAAACCAAATAGTTAGGAGATGCTTGGATGAAGCTAACTTGTGCGAGAGAATCGCGATTGATATAGGCTCGGATGATGTATACCATTTCCAAAATAGAATAGCTAAAGCAATGGTGCTTGACCCTATCTGTCTTGGCTTTAAAATAACCAAATGATCCTCTGACCCTACGAAGGCATCTATAATCTGGATTTGCTCAGATGTAGGGGTCAGTGAGATTAGCTTGCCTGACTTGCTTTTGACTTTCAGTTTGGATATGAATAGATGAGGATCAGAAAGGATAACAGCGAGTGATAACGAGCGAGAAGTGGTTCTTTTTGTGACCTTGATTCCTCCTATGGCATCAATGCCGTCAGCAAGCAGCTTATCGTGAAGTTTAGTGCTACCCGGCATCTTCATCCTCATCCACTTTCTTGCCCATTCTTTTACCGTCTAACTTCAAGAAATCATTAAGCGCTTTGCTTGTATCAGTAGCGGGTTTAGCTATACCTTTTGCTTGCAGTTGAGCTACATGACCAAGAGTATTCTTGAACATATCTAAACCATAACGAGGTTCTTTACCAGCTTCAATATCTTCAACCGAGTCCTCTAAGAATATCCAAAGAAGAGATTGGATATCTTTAGCTGAAAGAGCATCTCTTATCTGTTGGTCTCTTTTATTAAGACCAGTCTTTCCATTTTTATATGCCATCATCTTCTCCTTCTGGTAGGTTCAACCAAGTAAGGTCTTTCTTTAGATTGGTTAGCGCTTTATTATATATCTCAAAGACATTCTGTTTAGATGTCTCTAAATGTTTACCTATCTCTTCGAATGTCATATCATCTACAATCCGCATTTCTAATACATCTTTCTGTCTGTCGGTTAATAGATTTGTGTTATCTAGAACGTCGAATATTGAGAAGCCTTCTTCTTCTTCATCATCTCCGTCGAGTCGTTCTATGATTAGACCTTCATAGTCTACAGAGCGAAGTCTTTGGAGCTGAGATTGGGTTAAAGGTACATAACGCCAGTTGCCTTTCATAATATTTCCTTAAGAGCTTGGGCTAATGGAGCCCATTTGTTGTATAAGGTTTGTCTTGAACAGTCTATTTTTTTCATGGCATCTTCTGTAGATATTATGTCCATCTTCCAACAAACCAATATCTTTTCCTCGTCAGATAATCTTAGCCCGAAAATATTGTTCATCATGGCTACCGTGTTCTGAGCCTTGGAGTGTGTGTTCTCTATAATAAGATCCCCGTTTTCTTTTATGAGCCGGAGCCTTCCTCTTAAGAGGCGGGCTTTATTTTGGATGTGACCTTTCATAAAGATTGATACCCTTTGTCTGGCAATAGCTTCATCACCTTCCCATCCATTATAATATTCTCTAATCTGTAGGGCTGCTTTAGTCTTTTGGGTTAAGG